TCTTCTCCCTCATAGCCGTCCACTCGGGCCACATCGTGCCGGTTCATGCGAACAACAATCCATTGCAAGTTTCCATCCTCAAAGTGGTGGTTCAAGGCCTGTTCACTCAGTACCATCACCGGATAGGTCTTCGTGCTGACAATCTCGCCTTGTGGGCCGCGCTCGTCTTTGCGCTCGAATAAGATGAAGCTGTTGGGATCCATGAACGTCAGGCTCATCAGCGTCGCGAACAGATAATCTTCAAGCGACTGGCCAGCGTGGAAATTCATCTCTTGCGCTTGGATGAGCTCAAGGGACTGCTCGTTGTCGTGCTTGACGGTTTTCTTGCGGTTGTCTGAGCGACGAACCCGGCCGAAGAAATTCATTATCTGTTGGGAGGCATACTTGGTCATCGTGCGAGTCAGATGGACGCGTTGCGCTTTCTGCTCGTCGGTCTCGCGCATCTTGTAGTGCGTGATGAGTTCCTCTTGCCCCTTACCTGAGACCAGCTTGTAGAGGAACTCAGACAGCTCAACTGTGTCGTTGTAGTGCGGATGGCGGAGGTCAAACTTGACCGTATCCTGCAATGCCTGTATGCCCTGTTCGATTGTCACCATTTCGGCTGTAATTTATACAAAATTAGGGGATTTATATCATTTGTGCGATACTTCGCGGCTTAAATGACTGATTTATAGCACCGACCAAGCAATCTACCTGGTCATCATGCGCCCCATTTGGGAACACTGTACATTCGGAAATGAAACCATCCACCCATCCACCAGCCTCGGGCAACAAAACGCGGCCAGCCTCGATGATGGCGCTGACTGCGTTCACTCTCGTAATCTTTGAGTCCTTAGGTGGTTTGTCTGCAATCACGTTGAGGCCTGTTTCTTTTTTCAAAGTTTGGATGACGGAAAGCCCCGAGGCTTTTGGCTCAATGACTATGCGCGAGCGAGTCGTGTATCCGTTCTCGTTTGCGAACGCTATGATGTAGGGTATAAGTTCCGGAAATTCTTTTCTGACAGCCGAGCAGCGCAAGATGTAGAGCTTTTGCTGGTGTATGGTGTAGGCGATGATTGCAGTCGGGTCGTTGTTTTGCTTTTCGGTGTACGCGGTATCGAGGTAGAAATTCACGACAGGGTTGGGAGGCAGTTGCTCAGGATGGTAGCGAGCGAACCAGTCTTTTTTGATGAGTCCGCCTTCCTCAGGCGCTGGCCGCTGTTGGTAGAGTGATGCCCAGACTCGCGAGCCGACCGAGGCCTTGATGGCGTTCAACTTATCGACCGGGTACTTGAAAGGCCAAAGCGCCTCACCAACTTGGCGCGGATCGTCAGCGTTGTCATCGTTTTCCTTGATAGCTGGAAAGGTGACTATCTCCCACCGGTCAGCTTCCGGGCTCTGCTCCTGGAGCTTCAGCAATCGCCCAGCAAGGTCATCCTCGTTCCATCGTGTGAGTGTGATGAGAATGGAGCCCTCTTTCTCAAGTCGCGTGTAGAAGGTTGATGTGTACCATTCCCAATGCTTCGAGCGAATGGTCGGGCTGTTAGCCTCCTCTGCATTCTTCACAGGGTCATCAATGATGGCAAAGTCTGCGCCCTTACCTGTGATTGGGCCACCGACACCAGCGCTGACATAGTAACCTTTTCGACCTATAATCTCAAAAATTGTGGAGTTCCTCAGATAGCTTTGGGTTGTAACCACATTCTTAGAGTTGATTTGCGCCTCAGGGTATATGTCCCGGTAATGATCAGAATCGACTATGCGCTGAACGTCTCGGTTCATCGAGCTCGCAAGGTCAGCCGAATATGAGCAGACAATCACGCGCGCGTCTGGGTTTTGACCGAAAAGGTAGGCTGGGAGATGGCGGCTTACAAGTTGAGATTTGCCGTGTCGCGGAGGCATGAACACCATCAGCCTCTTTATTTCTTTGCGTGCGAAGGCTTCGAGCTTGTCAATGAGTAATTGATTGTGCCAGGAGAACTGATATTCTGGCATAGTTGACTTAATGAAATACTTGAAACTTTTTCGTGCTAACTCAATCCTCAGTTGACGCTTTGTCGATAAGTCGATAAAGTTGTTCAAGTTCTTTGACGGAGAGTTTTGAGTAGTCGGCTTTTTGCGTTTGGTTGATGGCTTGTCCGTCTTTTCCTGTAATTTCTTGCCGCTCGACATATCCTCTTTTTTTGCCCTTTGTCTTGAGGAAGAAGATTGTTGCCGTGATGTTGCCATTTTTAATCTGCTTGTATAGTTGAGATTCCGCAAAATCCAATGTAATGTTGTCAATATCTTTCACAGCTGCGGCAAACTCAGGATCTGAATTTATGTACTTGTAGTAAGTGGCTCTGTTGACCCCAACTTGCTTACAAGCGGCAGTAACTACTCCCAAGTTTTTCTCAAGCGCCTCCAATAAAGACTTCTTCACTAAATCAGATTTCACGATTGCCCTTTTTTTGTTTTTGTGTTGTTTTCTGTATTCAAAGGTCAAGAAAAGCGTTCAGCCCATAAAACACCAAACTGTTACGGTATCCATCCTCGTATGTAGGCTCAATCGGTGTTACGCCATGAACATTCCTCCAAGCCGGGTAAACCAATATTGAGTTATCGCATTGGTCTATTGTTGCTCCGTGGTCTGGGATGTGCAGGTTTCCGCCTTTGCTATTTTTTCTTTTCGTGATAATCACATTCACAGCCCCCTTGATATTTGCTGTATCCCTGTGGTATGGCGCTGAGATGTTAAAATTGCTAATTGATGATGTAAATAAATTTGCAAACCTCCATTCTTTTGGAACCCTTTTGAATAATTCAAATTGCTCCGCATAAATATTTGGAGTCACTTCTTTTATTATTTCCTCACTTTCTTTGGCCAGTAATAGCATTGCCTTTGCAAATGTGCGAGCAGATGCAACCTGGTGGACACTACTCCTTGAAGGGTATGGCCTTTTCATGTGAGGTTTGGGTGGAATGCTGCCAAGAATAACACTATACTGACTAACCCACTCCAATCCTTTAGCCTCTACCATTTTTTTAGTACCTCTGTTCATTGTGGCCTTGGGAACATCTTTACTCTTCAATTCCTTATCTGCAAGGTCTGCCAACTTTGAAGCCTTTTCGGGAAGTTGCCTCATGAAAAAGCCGATAGGCTCACCATCGGCATAAAAAATACAATCATCAATAATATTTGGCTCAATGGCTGGGCATTCTTGGCCTATTTTTACAGAATGCTGATATTCTTGGAGGTTAATTATTTTCATATTATCAATTTTTTCCATTTATCATTTTCTTTTTGGTCTGGTAGTAAATTACTTTTAATCAAAGGTTTTTTTAAGGCTTCCAATAATTGATTCTCATCATTAACAGCATAACAATTTACGCCATCAATGTAAGAAGAGCCTTTTACATTTACCCAATCTTTGTGTAGTATTAATCCGCAATCATGATATTCTGCTTCAAGAAAAGTATATTGAGTCCCTCCTCCATCTTTTTTGATTGTAGACAAATCAATTAAAAATTTTGTTTCAGAATATAATTTACTTATTTCTTTCAAATTTTTTGAATATGAGCCTTTGTAGTAATTGTCAAAATTCAATTTTTTTAATTTATGGAAATAATAAATATGATTCTTGTATCCATAAATTTCTATTCCTGCCCCGATGTTATTGGCTTGGCAAATTATGTGAGTATTTTTATCGAAATCAACTCTTGACAGAGCCCTATTGTATTTTTTATCTGCAAAAAATTTTTTATACCTGTAAAAAGGATGCTTAAAAAAAATATTTTTGATTTTTAAGCTATTCAATAAGTCACTTACAGTCTTTCTAATAGTTACAACACGATTATTTCGGCAGAACTCTAATACCTCCTTGGATAATTCAGTTGGGTCATGTATAATAATAGTTGCTTCCTTAAAATAGGGCAGTAAGTTGTAATGCGCTTTGTCAACAGCTAAGATGATTGGGTTTTTGAAATTTTTTATTGCGATTTTTTTTATGTTTTTATAACTTAAATCGCCATAGAAATTACCTCCACCAGCAAAAGTATTTTTTACCTTAATAACATGAGAGTATTTATAAATTTTTGCCAAATGGTAAGAAAAAGAAACCCAGCCACCATATTGAGAATTGGATAGATAGAATAATTTATTATCTAAATTCATAGTTTATTTTTTTCCGCTTTCAAAAAGTCAAGAATCATCTTGCCAACATAAGCATCTTGGTCGCGCCAAAACTTAACCAATTCGTATGCCTCTTCATAATGGTCAGGCTCAAACTCAATCTGTATAGCCTTTTTAACACCATCAGCCATTTCTGAAAGCTCATCATCAACATCCTCTTCATCAAGTATCGAGTAGTCAACATCTTTTTCTGGCTCCCAAATTTCCATGCCCCAGGAGTTCAGTTCATCTGTATCCCATTCATTAGCCACCAAATCCCAATCCCATTCACCATACGGTATGTTATCCTTTGTTGCAATGGCTCGTAGCTTCTTGTCATCGTAATCAATGACCTTGCAAGGGGCCTCCTTATAGCCAAGCTCACGCAAAGCCCTCAGCCGCATATTACCGGCAATACAAACGTACTTGTCATCAAGGGGGACAACAATCAACTCCCTGAGTTCAATCATCTCAGGATCTTCCTCGATTGATTTTTTTAGGTGTTCAAATTTGTCATCCCTAATAAACCTTGGATTTTTGGGCACACCTTCAAGTTGGCCGTTATTAAGATTGATTTTAGAGAGTTGGATTTTCTGATTCATCTTTTTAAGTTTCTTCTGTTATTTGATTTTTCCGCCTGCGCATAGCACACAGCCGCCCTCTGTGATGTGTTCGGGAACTCCGAAATCACTTTGTCATCGCTCATACAGCGAGCAACGAACTCCTTCTTTGATTCGGTTGGCCTCTTAGTTGGTAGTGGCATTGTATAGGTTTATAAATTTCTGCTTTCTTTAACGCAAGGTAGTGTTTATCAGTTTCATTTCCAATTACCAGCTCAATGCGTAAACTTTCAGCCATACCTCGGGGTCAAGATAATCCGGGCATACTGATAGAAGATCAGTTGCTTGGTGCTCTTGAAAAAAGTATTCACGATCATAGGTTTGAATCAATACGGTAGGCAAAACTGGGTCTATTTTTACAATAACATCTGATTGTTCAGCGCGAGCCTCATAATCCTTTATCAACTGCTGTATTTTCTTTGTGTACATGATTATTTAATTAAAAAGGGCAGACCGAAGCCTGCCCCATTAGTTTATCAAAATTGTTCTAAAATTTTCTTGATTATGCCATCCATGTAGATGGCTTGTCCATAAGTCGTACGGCCCCAGAATTTGGTTCCCTCAAATGAGAGAACTGGCGCCCCTTTTTCCTTAAGCCTGCCATACATCCACTCACTCACGATGTACCATTGAAATATTTCAACTGGATCCGGCTCAAAGTCGTTGTCGTAGGCAAGCTGCAATTTTTCTTCATAAGTGAAGTCTGCGTAATCAAAGGGGATTTCTGAATACTGCTCATTGAAATCATCAACAGTATCCTCAGAAACATCGTAGTTGTTGTCCACAAAATCCCAAAGGTCATGCCTGGTAGTAAGCAAGTACTCAACAACTCTGCTAACTTCGTAAATTACGTGTGAATCAATTTTTACTTTCATGGCTTAAAATGTTTAATGGTTAATTTGATGCCATAAAGGTAAAACAATGTATTACATTTCCAAAGTTTTTGGTAACTTTTTTTTCAAAAAGGCATATCCGAGCCATCATCATCCCCAGCCGGAAGCGCGGCCGGCTCTTGTGCAGTCTGTCCCTCTCCACTTACCTTGAGCGCGCGAATCTGTGAGGCAATTATCTCAGTTCGGTATTTCTTGACTCCTTCGACCTCGTATGAGTCGTAATGTATTTTTCCTGTCACCCAGACGAGGTCTCCGGTGTTCAGCTTTTCGCACCGGTGGGCATTGTAGCCCCATGCCTTGACGTTGTGCCACTCGGTCTGCTCTTGCCATTCTCCGGACTTATCTTTGTAGCTCTCAGAAGTGGCAAGGCTGAACGTGGCGAGTGTGTAGTTCTCGCCTGTTTTGATCTCGGGCTCTTTTCCGAGTCGGCCGATGAGTTGTGCTTGGTTAATCATGGTTTCAGATTTAATGATTAGGAATCAAGGAAAGGGTCTTCAATGTCGATGGGCTCATTGGTCGACCCATAGCCACCATCGCCGCGCTTAGTCTCTGCGAGCTCTTCAACTTCGGCAAATTGAACGTCAAGAGTTTTGAGGAAGAGAATCTGAGCGCAACGGTCACCAATCTCATATCTTTTCGCATCAGTATTCCAGGTGCTGTCGTACTTGGCCAGTATCTCACCTGTATAGCCCGGGTCAATCACTCCGACACAGTTGGCCATTCGGTGGATTGTGTTTGTGATGGATGAACGCGGAAACACGAGGCCAACATGACCGTTGGGTACTTCAATGTGAACACCGGTACCAATGACCATCATGCCCTCCTGGTATTCTATCCAATGAGCATAAAGGTCAAACGCAGCATCTGTGTTGTGAGCCTTGCGCGGCATCTGAGCCCCTCTTTTTAGCTTTATGTTTACGAACATGATTGGTAGGTTTTGAAAAGTGGGGGCTCTTAATAGCCCCCTCTGAACTTCTCATTCAAACACAAAAACATGAAAAAAATTAAGAAAAAATGAAACCTATCTTCGTGGCTTTATGATGCCAAGGTCTTCGAGCCTGTTAAGGAACTCGATGATGATGGCGAGGAAATACAAGAGGTTGGCAAGCACTCTCCAAATGTTGAAGCCTCTTTTCTCTCTCGGCACTCCCGGCTTGAATGGAACTCGGAAGTCATCGAGGATCTGAGCGAGCTCTGGTGTGGTTTTATTCTTGAGATTTACCATTGCGAATAATTTGGTCAATTTCTGAGGCGGCTCGGTAGCATTCGGCCTCTATGAAGTAATTGTAAATTAGTGACTGCTGCTCAAGGTCGTACTGCTTGAACATCTGCACTTCCTGCGGTGAATTCTCGAAGACTTGAATGAACGGCTTCTGCATGACCGTTTCGATGATTGCGTATTCCGCAATTTTGCTCTTTTCCTCCTCATCGACCTCCTCATATGATTCAAGTTTATCCTGGTGATCAAATATCAGCAGCAGCTGAGTGTTCGTAATATTCTCGTATTTCTCGACAATTACGCGGCCATCTGGGTCTCGCTGAATGATTTGGTAGGTCATGGGGTTTTGCCCCAAGATACGGTTTTTCAAATTAAAGGCCCACCCATTCCGTGCCTTTTCTTAGCAATCAACGCCAACTTAAAAGCATCCCTCTCATCTTGGTTACTCGTCTTTTTTGTGGCCACATATCCGCCCTGATCCATCACTCCGCGGTATTCCTCGTGTGTCCACTTTTGACCCTTATCCTTAGGGCTTATTTCATACACATCCTGGAAGAACTGCCTCGTCAAATCAACTGTACATTGACTGATTGCTTGATTCATACCGACATTCCGCCCCTTCTTAGCTACGACAGCCGGAGGCCCTGACATATCGAAGCTTGTATTTTGAAGCGCTGAGTTCTCGATGCAGAATACCACATCTGAAAAGAGGCCCTCCATACTTGATTGCATCAGCCATTTTGCGAAGTCAAGGAAGCCGGACTTCATAGTCTCGTACCTGACCAGGTTCTTATTAATGATGCAGAGAGTGAAACCGTTCTTGCGATAGGCTGGGTCAATTCCGATGTATGTCATTAGTTAAGATTATTATGCTGTTATCCTCATATCCCCAAACTTCTACATCCAATCACTCGATTCCCCTCCCTCACCTTCTCAGCCGGATAGTACAAATCAGTCCTCCCCTTTGCCGCCTCGTGAACCATTTTGCTCACTACGTACACACAATTTCGCCCAGCCTCTGGCAGCCCCTTAATCTTCCCGAACCGCGCCCGACTGATAGGTATTGCGCCCAAGTGGACGACCTGTTCAGTTATCTTCGTAACTCTTGCCACTTCGCCCGAGGGTTCAAGGTGCATGATGACTTTTTTGTTATTATTGAGGATGATTACCGGGTGAGGCGTCAGGTTGATAATCTTCATTGAAGTGATTCGTATTCCTCGATGCTCTTAAATATCTCGTACACCAAAGCAGGAACTACTGCGTTTCCGTATCCTTTGATTGAAGAAATTCTCCATTTTGAAAAGGTAATTCCGTCCAATTTAGGGGAAAACTCATCATTTCTGCTACAAACCTGGGATTGATTTGGGAATTTTTCCCATCGCTGTTTAATGTAACCCAACTCGCTAAATCGTTCCTTTCTCCTCTTCCTCTTTTCTTTAGAGATTCTTTGCTCCCACTTCCATTCGAGTCGCTTACTACTGGCGTGGGAAGCATTAGCAACAAACCAGACTCTGTCTCTTTTGTGTGGCGCGCCAACACTACCAGCTGGAAGTATAAACGCTTGTACTTCGTACCCTTCAGCTTCCAAATCAACCTGCACCTCTTCGAAGACCAGGCCGTCCGACCAATTAACAAGCCCGCGAACGTTTTCGCCCACGACCCATCGGGGTTGAATGCTCCGAATTGCCTCAAGCATGTAAGGCCAGAGGTGTCTGTCATCTTCTTTTCCAAGTCGTTTTCCTTTGGCTGAGTAGGGTTGACAAGGGAATCCTCCTGTGAGGATGTCGATTTTTCCTCGGTGAACTGAAAAGTCTGTTGTCTTGATGTCATGGTATGAAATTGAGTTTGGCCAATAATAATTAAGAATCTTGCGTGGAAATTCGTCTATTTCACAATGAAAGACATTTTCCCACCCCATCCATTCAGCGGCAAGGTCAAAGCCTCCGATTCCGCTGAATAAGCTTCCATGTTTCATGTTTTTTGTTTTTGTAAGTCAAGTCTCAAATCAAATACCTTCTGCAAGTTCCAGACCTCCGGGTTTTTCTTAGCCATTTCCCGGAACTTCTTTCTTTGTGCTTCTTTCCATTCAGAAAGGGATTGTGTCACTCGTGTTTGGCGTTGAGATTGTCGGTAGTTCTGGCGGCTCGCCTTGATTCCAAGTGTCGGGTTGATCTGTTTCCTCATAGATGGTTGTAAATTCTTCAGTCCTTTTCATTTTGATTGTAGAGGTCTGACCGTGTCGATTCTTTTCAAAGATAGCATAAACTTCATTCTT